AAAAACACAGCTACCGTTATTATAATCAAATTGGTTTAATTGGCGGTTGGCCTGGTTGCTGAGGAAGATCTTCTAAAGGATCTTTAAGTTTTAATAATTTTGCTGTAGCTCTTGCACCCTGTACTCCTATTTCATTTTGTATTCCAGGAATTAATTTATTATCTTTGTCTAATACTCTGGTGCCGCCGACAAAAATTTCATTTTTATATGTATATCTAACGTGTCTTGGCCAAGTTTCTGTACTTGTTGGGACTGGAGCCTCTCCTGGAGGTGTAGTTTGACCACCTTGCCCTTCAGGTTTTCCGCCTTGTTCTCTACGACGTTTGGCATCATCGTAATAATCACCTTCTTTACCTTGTACTTTATTCCAAGCACTTTGTAACATATTGGCAGCTGCGTCAGTTGGCTTTCCAAAATATCGAATTACATCGTATAAGTATGTTTGAAAAAACTTCTGACCTTCTGTGCTAACAATCCACTTTTGTAACCAAATAAAGAAAGCTTCTGTGCCGGCCGCTGCTACAATACTAGCTCCTAGTGAAAACGGTGCAGAAGCAAATGAAAGCAGCCATTTTAATATTCGTGCTAATCTAGTTATTAACAGTACATTAGCAGTTAATCGAACTACCGCAGGAGCCAGAATTGCGGTATTAAACAACCCCCATACAAACTCTCTTGCTTCTTCAAGTTCTTCTTTTGTGTTGATCCTATCACCATTTTGATACATTTCATCTAGAACATCTGTAGTAGCCCATGTCTCGGTAATAATTATCCATAAACTAGCAGCTTTAAATAAAGTTTTTAACTTCCATCCATATCTGTCATTTAGTATTTTTTCAGCTTTCTCGACATATTTGGTGTTTCTTTTAAGACGTCGCTTTGCTTGATCAACAATATCCCTAGGAGTAAAGGGCTTACTTCGAGGTTTTCTCTTAGGAGAATCGCTGTCCGTTTTAGGTGCATCTGTCTTAGGAGCATCTGCTTTAACGGGAGCAGTATCCGGAACCCACATAGTTCCATTCCACTTCATACCAGGAGGAACAGGACCACTAGGAGCATCAGCTTCAAATAATAATTCAGAGAGTCGCATAATAGATATATTTATTAAACAAATATAAGATGAACTACGTTCATCTGCGTATCGCTCACGCTCACGCTTAATTTCAACTATAATTTGTGCGAAGCACTTAAGATATTATCTAGATTGTTCAGTCACACTTAGCCCGTCGCCGGGCTAAAAAATAACATTATCTGAGTTGCACAATGTCACTTAACGTTACAGCATTACAGAGGCGGTCGTCCGGTACCTCGAGCTGCGTCTTTATACGACGGCGGCACACAAAAATACGCTAACATCTTTGTGTACGTGCAGGTTCTCCCTGCTCATTTTGCCTATTATGTCCATAAACAACCAAACAGCAGGACTTGAGCTGTCATCATCCAAATGGGTAGTGGTTGAGTACTCTTAACGGCAAGAGATTTCCGTCCCTGCGACCCGAGGTCCAGGTATAAGGGCACACGAAATTAGCCTGTGCCAGCTTTAACCGTTTAATTGTTTGCCTATAATATGTGAGCCGTGGACACGAACACTGATCTGACCGTTATAGTAATTGTCAGATTCTAGCACTCGTCTGGTGAATTGTTCTCTTGCCTCGATGTAACTGCACTCTGCTTTAGATTTGCAATAGTAAAGTATCTCTCTGTGGAATTTGTCTGTGCCTAAATTTGCTACATCTTCTTTGAGTTTGTCGTTTGAGCCGTAGTATTCTTGCCAATCTGAATTTATTTTACTGCGTATTCGTTTTTTCTTTTTGGTGCCGTTCTTGAGTTTGACTGTTTTATAAGTGGTTTTACTAAATTTTGCCAGTTTTTTGCCTATATACATTCGTCCTGTAACAGTATTGGTTATACAATACACAAAGCCTACACAATCCTCAGGAAGTTCCGTTATTAGTTGATTCTGGTAATACCACGACATCAACTTGTTTAGCCTTTTTTATCTCTGCCTTACGTCGATTTGATTCTGTCTTTAATTCGCTGCCTTTATATCTAATTTCTTTACGATTTGCCTGTATTTCTGCCCTACGTTTACGTGCTACTATTCTAATTTCTGCCAATAGATTTCTACATTTAACAGCTGAAACATGAGTTCGTCTGGATTCCCAAGCTTGATTTTCCTTAAAATATTCCCTAAACAATCTCATTAACTGATCATGTGTGTCTTCGTTACTCATGCTCTGCAATTTCTAAATCGGTACTATAACTAGTGAATCCGTTTTCCTTAATGACTTTAAGGACATTGTTGACACGACCCACTAGTTCGTCTTTATGACTGATTAGATAGATATTTTTATTTCTTTCTCTAGCCATTTTCTTTAAAACACTTAGGGCGTTTTCTACACCGCTAGCATCTAATCCGTTATCTATAAGTTCGTCTACAAATAACAAATTGATATTTTGATATAAACTTTCCCAAACATCTCTAAACGCCCAACTTAATCCTAATATTAATCTATTTCGTTCGCCCCTACTTAGATTATCAAAGTCCAAATCCTGCCCTAATTGTGTAATTTCCACATTTAAATCGTTCAGGAACGTGACTTGATGCGGCAAACCCATTTTATCTAAGTAGTAGGTTAATCTGTTGTTTAGATACGCTAGATTTTGATCAATAATCTTTTTTCTAATAAAACTATCTTTGTTTGTCAGTAGTTTTAATAAGAATTCTTGATGATCCTTGAGAGCAGTTAACTGATTAATAGTATCCCAACTAATTTCTTGTAGTGCAGTATTCTGCAATTCTTCAATTTGTTCTGTGTAAGGATCTACTTCTTGTTGACGTTTGCCTAATGCGTCTTCTAAACTAGTTAGATTGTTTTGATGTCTTAACGCTTCTTCTAAAGTATCGTAAAAAGTATTCGGACGCCCATTGATATCACCGATGTCATCTAGTTCTTGAACTATGAGACTGTAGTTATCAGATACATTTTGTAGGTATATACAGGCATCATCTAAGTTTTTTTGAGCAAGTGCTTGCATTTCTTGATGTTTGTGATCCTGTAAATCTTGTTCACATGCAGGACATTTATTATCAGATAACTTTTCAATTTCTTTTTTATATTTGTTTACTGTTTTATCTGCTTGAATAATAGCTGTTTCTAAAGTAGCTTTTTCTTTATTCAGACTTTTAATTTTAGCAGTTAATTCGTCGTAAGTTTTTAACTTAGCATGTTGTTCTAGTTCTTTTTCTATATCTACGCTTTGTAGTTCTATAATTTTTTCTGCCAGTTTTAAACAATCTGTTTCTTGTTGTTTGTACCAAACAGATTTTTTCGTGTCTAATCCTGAAATACTTTGTTCGATTCTTTCATTAGATTTTTTAATAGCTTCGATATTAGCTGTTTCTTGTTGAATTTGGTCTTTAGATATTCGCACCTGCTCTTTTAGTGCCTCAGCTTTGTCACTTAGCAGTGTGATACCCAATAATTGCTCGATGATCTCTCGTTGCTCATTGGCCCTCATACTTAAAAAAGGTTCGGTATACGTGTTTAATGCCACAATGTGTTTAAACATATCGTGGCTCATACCTAGTAAATCGTCTAAATCTTTTTGAGTTTCTCTAGCGTCGCCTTGTGAATCATCCGTTTCGTCATCATCTTGTTCTACATCGTTGATATAAAATTTTAGAACATTAGGTTTACGTCCTCTTTCAATACGATAGTCGATACCGTTTTTTTCAAAAGTTAATGTAATCAACATATTTTTGTTGTTTATTTTGTTAATTAGATTATCTTTTTTAATGTTTGTTAGTGCTTGACCGAACAGCGAGTAGCTCAGTGCATTTACTATAGTTGTTTTACCTGTGCCATTACGACTGCCGCTGTCATCCCCGCCCATGTCTAGATTTTCACCTAGTACTAGAGTCAGCTGTTCTCGTTCAAAATCTACTGCTTGGGTTTGATTACCCACGCTCATAAAGTTTTTTACGGTTAGATTCTTTAATTTTATCATAGGTTGTTATAAATTGAAAGCAATATTTTACTATCGTATGTTTCGCTGTCAATGTTCAATAATTGACTAGTAACAATTTGATCTACACTTTCAAAAGATTGTAGATCTATAGTGTTACTAATTTCTATTTCTTTCTTTTCAGGTATTAAAGTTAACTCTCTGATATCGTAGTCGCCCATAAATTTTTCTTTAATAAAACTAGCTTCTTCGTAACTGATATCGATATCTAAACTTACACGTAAATGTGTCTTCGGCAGTATGATTTCATCAGCACGATCAATTAAATCGCTAAGTTTAGTAGTTCTAAATGTAGGTTGTCCAGGCCATGTATGATATTCAGGCTGTTTGCCCCACTCTAAAATCATCATACCTCTGTCATCGTCCCAGTTGTCAGAGTAGTTGTGAGGAAATGCATTGCCAATATAAATCATATTTTTTTGTTGCTGTCGCTTGTGAAAGTGACCGCTGAACCCTAGTTCATAATTAGTGAAATCGGATAGTTGTATCTCCCCATGATCCGGCATTTGTACCATGGCATTCATGAAAAAGCTAGGTAATTCAAAATGTCCGAAGATATAGCGTCCGCCTTTTTTGCTGATACTACGCCATTCGTCGCCTACAAGCCAAGGACATAGGGTT